TAATGCCTCTCCTTGTTCATCAACCATTTGGTTTATAGCACTTTCTAATACTTCATCTTCCATAATCAAATAATATAATCATCCATTAATTTGATATAAACACTTAACCAAGGATTCTTTGGTAATTTCTCAAGCTCTTCTCTTACATCATGTGCCAATAATGCAGCCATAGTAGAATCATCATTATTAATAACTGCCATGACATCTCCATCATAGGTATAATTAATAAGATAATCTACATAGTTTGATGCAAAGTATTCAAACTCTTTGACACTTCCAAATCTCCTTCTATAAAGACTCTCCATAGAATTAGCCCACTTCTTGACATCAACTGCACTTTCATTTGAAATGATAATACTTGATGTAACAAGTTGCCTTACAATAGATTGCACTATGTCTTCATCTACTGTTACAACACCATAAGGAATGTCAAGATTCTCTTCCTCAGGCTGGTCAAAAGGCAATTCACCTTGTTTAACAGGTAATTGCTTAGCTTCATTAGCTTTATACCAGCCTCTTCCTTCTTCCCCATAGTATTTATCTTTATCCATAGGAAATGTACTCCCCACTTCCTTGGTTGGGGCAATGTTCTTTCCATAGTTACCATATTGAGGATAACCACCTTTATATACAGGAGTAATAGCCTTCTTCTTAGACTCTTTGATTTCCTTAAGCCTCTCCATCATTTCAGTCTCAAAGTCATCAGTTGCATCCTCAAATACTATATCCAAATTGAACCATTCAAGTTTCTCTTCTTCAATATCAAAGGTCTCTACTCCCTCTCTCACTTCACCATTCCAAGTAGGATAAGTGTATTTCTCAGATACAGTCTGTACACATTTGTACTTCCTTGTAACACCAGCAGTATATTTACCTGCATTATTTACAATCAAGGATACAAAGTGAGCCATATCATTACCTTCTGCACTTAGAGTAGCAGTATCAGTGCCACTAAAGAAAGTAGCCATGTTATTATGGCTGTGGATTAATCCTTGATATATCCCCTCTTCCAATAATTCAGGATGGTCTACCATATATGTAGCCATATCAGGAGATACATTGAACTCAGTATATGCACTTGTACCAATGTCCATTTGGAACAAATCCACACATCTTATAGTTAGGGATTTATCTTCAAAAGCTCCCTCAACTTTATAGAACAATACACCTGACCATTCTACATCCCAAATGTTCTTGCATAAAAATCTTATCTTTTTCTCAACCTCTGCTGGGATGACAATCTTAAATATATCCTGTCTGTGGACTAACTCCAGCACTGGTTTCACTTCTTTCTTCTCTTCCATATCCATAATTTAATATTCTCAACATGCTACATACAATAGCTTCAATATATTGTAAATTCAGTATCCTCGTTCTATTAAGAGACTCCTCCTCTGAGGATAGTACTCCATCAATAGTCAAGGTAATTTCCCTACCTTTGAATGTACAGATTTTCTTTCCTACATATCTCTGATAGTCATCACTACTACCCCTTCTTACTGCTCTTGGTATATAGACTTTACCATTGGTTATAATACACCCCTTGATAATACCATTACTAACAAGGTTAGCATAACTAATATCAAAAGTATGCTTGTTATATTCAGTATTATACCAGCTAATAAATTCATTACTGATAAGAACCACTGTATCAATGAAGGACATTCCTATCCCATAACTTCCATTACTATAGTTAAACCTAATCTTCTTAGTCTCCAGAAGGTATTTAATGAATAGCTTGAATTGCTCTCTTCCAAAGGCACTATTCCAAGGAACCACACCTCTAAGAGATTGCATAGAGAATTTATCTTTAGCATCTCCCATCTCTGGTGCAGGAATATTCTCAAGTCTGTGGTGTGGAACTCCATCAATAGATTCTACTCTTACATACCTATCAAGCTCCAGACATAATAACTGCCAAATGGCTTCATCATATCCTATAGCTAATGTAGAAAGAGAAGAATTGATAGGTCCTCTACCAGTACAAGGTGTTTGGAAATTCTCAAAGTTGTTTCTTGGAATAGAAGATACATGACTGTGCATATACCCTCCCTTAAAGTGGTTTAGTGGATAATTAGACCTGTTCACTCCAAAATATCCCTTACCTTTTCCCTGCCAATTAAATGGAACTTTAAGCCATAACTCCTTAATATCAACATACTTATCATACTCATTTGTAATCCTTACTGTAGGAAAATAAATAAGAATAAATAAGCCATTGAACATAGTATTAGCAATCTTCTCCTTTATTATTGGCAAGAAATATTTAGCCAATGCAGAGTCACTTACAACAGTTTCATTATTAGCACCTTCTGCTATCCAAAAGAGATTTATTATATCTCGGTCCTCTTTATTCATATTTTGGTAAGCAGAAGAATCTACTATATATTCCATGAATGTTCCCAAGGGAGTTACACTAAGGTATGTATATAATCCATCCTCAGTAGGAAAACCCTGCATATCTACTCTCCCTTCACCAAAGAAGTCTTGAAAGAACTGTAGGATTTGATTTGGTCTTTCCATGATACTATCATATAGTTCATGGACTTGTTTCTTTATTTCTTCGGTCATTGCATGATAAAAAAAATGAGGGGGAAGGCTTATTCAGCCTCCTCCCTCACTGGTTTCTACTTAATGAACAAAGTCAAACATCTTGTTTATTTCTGACCTTGACATCTTTTCAGGTTCTTTGTAATCTGTACCTTTCAGTTCAGCCATAGCTCTGTTATAGGTAGCTTCTTCGATGGTATCACTACCATAAAGACCTTCCAACAGAACTTCTAATGCACCTGCAACATTACCTTCAGGAATTGAACTTTCCTTAGATATTTCTACTTCTTTTGTAGCTTTCTCTTCTACAACTACTTCCTTCTTCTCTTTTACAGGAGCAGGTTTTGAAGAGCCTTCACCCAACAGGTCAATCAAGTCCTGAGTTTTACACATAGTGAAGTTCTTTCCGAACCTTTTTACACACTCATCCTGCAAGCCTCTTGCCTTGATTGCATTGTAGGCTTCTACCCTTGACATAGCACCAGACTTGATTTTCTTTTCAGGTGCAGTCAGCAGGAATGTCAAATCATTTACTACCTGTCCTTTATAAGGAATGTTGGTAGGAAGGATAGAAGCATCATCTTTCAATTCTGCTCTCAAATGACCTTCAAAGAATGTCATTCCTTCATATTCAATACCTGCTTCTCTCATTTCTCTTTTCAACTCACCCAGTGTAGTTGCAGTAGATGCTTGAATAACTTTTTGGGACTGAGTTTTGTTGTTGATGATGGTTACTTTTCTAAATTCCATGATTTTTTTTTTTAGTGATAAAACATTACCTATTAAATAGGCTTAAAATTATTTCTCTGAATTGTTCTTTGTCTCCTATTGTTTTATAGAGGTCTGAGACATCTTTTCCTCCTTCAAAATGTGGCAATACTATGTTAGTGAACCCAGTGGATGCTGATAGTTTCTCTCCATCTATGAGACCAGCTTTATCATTATCCAATAAGATAAATACCTCCTTGTATCTTCTTTTGAGTTCATTAACAGCAGTATCACTAATACCATAGCCCTCTCCTTGAATAGCCAATGCTGGTATCCCAGTGTTTGCCCATAGACATAAAGCATCTTTCATTGAGGAACAGATACATATCTTATCCCCAAATTCAGGTACTTTAGTCCATAAGCTAATTACTGACCTATCATGCCTGTTGGACCACTTATATCCTTTCTGATTGAATGGTTGATATATCTTTAAAGTGACTTTTCCTTCCTTATATTCTACATAAGCATAAGCATATTTATCTGCTGGGAAGACCATTCTGTTCTCCCCTTTTATGATTATTTTATAGGATATAGGATAAATGTCAGCATATTTCAACCACTCTAAAGTGATACCAAATGAAGCCCAATACTCAAGGTCATACTCTCTCCATTCCCTTGTCTTACATTGTAAATCAAGGTTAGAACTGTACTCCTTAGTAGTGACAATCTTAGGTTTACCTAATGCACTATAGCCATTAGTCTTAGTAATCTTGGGTAAGTCCTCCCAAACATGTGCAAGCACATCATTGTAACTCTCCCCCCAATACTTACCTAATAAATCAAATGTTCCTCCTCTATCTTTTGTAGCCAAGTCTGCCCAATGTATCTTCTGACCATCTATGCTATAAAAACCAAAGGATGGATGGTTATCAGGTCTTAATGGACTTGATATAATTGTTGGTATCTTGTCTACTCCAAAATAATAGTTCAGAATATCTAACTCTGATACCTTTGATAAAATCTCTTCTAATCTGATATTAGGTTTACCAATACTAATAGCCATAATTCTAAATCTTTATGTTATTAACCCCAAGGAGTTGCTGTAGGAGCTGTTGCTGCTCCTAATGGGTCATTGTCAGGTGCAGTAAATGAAGTAGCTTCTACTACATTTTCATGCAAAGGTTGTGTAGAGAACTCTGTATTAGGAGCACCACCTGCATTCTGAAACTCAGTGATTGCAGCATCAATCCTACTGTAATCTGTTACAGCATTCTTAGCAAACTTCCTTGTAAATACAGCCTGATACTGTCTTGTACCATTCTCATTATCTACAGTTCTGATACCTACTGCACCTTTAACTGTATATGCTGCAGCAAGAGTAACAAGCTCTTTAAGCTCTTTTACATCCCCCTTGAACAGAGCTGCCATATCCAGAGAAACCTCACTGTCAGAGGGGTCTTCCTTCATAATCCACTTATCATCTTTATAGTTGGCAGGATTAGGAATATTCAACCACTGAATAAGGAAGTCAACCAAGAATTCCTCACCCTGCCATGCAGGTCTATAGTCAGCACTGATATTGGCTGGTCCAGAAGAGTATTGTGGAATAGACTTGGACTGTACTTCTTCTTTTGTAGCCCATGCAGTTCTACCAAACTTATCAATAATCTGGCATTTACCACTTGTCTGACCAACCTTATAATCCTTAGTCAATATAAAGCTGATAGGAATAAGCAATTCAATACCATTGTTCAACTTAGCATCAGGAGCAGTCTTTGCATAGAATACCACCCTTACCTGTTCCTTACCTTCATCAGTTTTACCAACATATTCAGGGCCATTCTCAATCTCTCTACCTGTGAGAGCTTCTAATTCTGCCTTAGTAGGATTTACAGCTACAATATTGAATGCAGCCATACCTTTGTACATCTTGAAAGAACCTTCAACTGATTCTTTACCTACCTTAACAGCCATGAAACTTTTGTTTAAATTCTTCATCTTAAATTACTGATTTTTAGTGATTAATCCTTGAAAGGCATTTCATCTGCCACTTCTCCAAATGGATTTGCAGGTGCTGCCTCTTCTGCCAATGCAACTGCCTCAGATGCAGGTACTTCTACCTCTCCTACAACCTCTTCTGAAACTTCTCCTTCTGGAGCTGCTTCTGTTGCTTCTGCTACTGCCATGATACCAGCAAGAACTTCCTCAGAAGTGAAACCACCAGTCATAGTCTTGATAGGAGCTTCAAAGCCTTCAATGGCTTCATTGATTACACCCAGTTCTTCCTGTGCTTTCTCAATCTTCTCTACAAGTTTGTCTCTTTTGGTTCTCAAACTCTTAGTGTTCTGAGCTGTTCTCTTTACAATTGCAAGCTCAAATCTTGATAATTCTCTATTCATAATGTTTAATTTATTAAAATTATTTGTCTTTGTCCCATATTATTGGGTTTACTTTGTAATTTATTTATGGTGTACTTCTTCTCATAATACTCTAATGCTTCCATTAAATATGGCTGGAGCATACCTATTCCCATAATAGTCTGTATAAAAGTTACAGACAATTTAGGGTCTTTACCATGCTCAGTGCAATAATCTAATAGAAGATTGGCAGCATCTTCTCCAGTCAGTCCACCAAAGGCTACAAGCCTACTAATCCTGACTACTTCATCCCTATCCATAATATTCCTGTGCTTTCTCAACTACAAGACCCAAGTCATTGGGAATATATAGAGGAAACATGCCAACAGGGCTCTTTGCAGGATATACTCCATCATCATTGGTAACAAATTCTCTGATGGATTTCTTCTCTTTGGAATCAAAGGAAGATTTACCATAAAGAACCACTTCAAACTTACCCTCAGGAGTAATATATGAATCAACCATGTTACCAGTACTCTTATATTTATAAGAGATACTATCACCATTCTTGTCTTTATATTCCTCATAATGAGCAAGACAAATCATGTTCTTATTTTCTGGCACAAGATTGATTGCATCAAAGATTAACCCCATTCCATAACCAATCTGTTTAGGGGTGTCCCAACCACCTTTCATTGCATTCTTCATATAGAAATCCTGACTGATATAATTCATATCATCCAGTACTATATTGGTGAATGGGGATTGAGGACTGGCTAACATCTCAATGATTTGAGCAACTTCTTTCGCATCATTGGTTATAATCCTGTTACCTTTACCAATCTCCTTAAGAGTAGTAACTTGATACTTACTTCCGCCCCCTCTAAAAGGCAAGGGCTTATTCACACAACTTATCAAATAAGTCACTTTAGGGTCTAACCCTTTCAATCCAAGCTCTGGTATCTCTCCAATAGAGGTTGATTTACCAAAGCCTGACTTAGCTAAAATCAATGCTTTCATTCTTCTTATTTAAAAATTTAGTCTGCAAAGGTAATCAATTTAATCAACCTATGCAAATTCATCTTCCACTTCCTTATTCTGGCTTTTCTTATAGAGACATTCATGAAAGTATAGTTAGTCCTCCTTCTTACAACTGTCTCAATATATTCAAGGCACCTTCCCAGTTCAGGCTTATTATTGGGTAGTGGAAGCTCAGTAAATGTACTCACTGCTCCATCAAAGAACAATGGACATATTTGACCTCCTGCTCCATTATCTCTATCCTCAATAACCTGCATAAACCTTATATTGTTTTTGAATTTGGTCACATCATAACCTTCATATTCCCTTAGACCATACTTAAATGGACTATATAAACCAAGCACCAGATTTGCATCTCTGGTGGTAGTCTTACAATCTGCAAGACCATCTGATGAAGGCATCATCTTATTCAACTTCTGATTCTCAATTCCTTCCTGAGCCTGAGCTTGATGCTGGATTGCAGTGATATTGAAATCAAATTGGTCTCTCTGAGTGATGAAATACTTACTCATCTTCTCAATAGTCTGCATTTTGTTTATACCACTTTCTGACATCAGATTTGAATAGTTGTCTAAGATAATTTCAACATATTCATCCTTGTCATCTGGTTCATAAAAGTCTATAACCTCTCTTTCCTCCTCAAGTCCAGCTTCATTCTTCATGATAACCTTCTTGAAGTGGAACTTTCCTCTACTCAAAGCAAAATTCCTACAATACTTGTTGATTCCTGTAGGATTTCTCTCAGAGTCAATATAGATTATAGTCTCCTTGAACTTCTGAATATATGTTACATACCTTTCAGATGCAAGTAAGTCTAATATCTCTTGAGGAACTGGTCTATCAGCAGAAGTACTCTTCAAGTCAGTTGGACTTATTCTTATTCTATCAAGCCTGAATAACAGGTGACATAAGAATTCATAGAACTTTTCTTCCTTACCCATTTCAAGGGTAAAATAGAGTATCTTCAACCTTAGTTGGTCAGGGTGCTCAATTGCATAGAAGAAGGGTTCATAAACAAGCATATAGTCAGCAAGTTTTGATTTTCCTCATACCACTATAGTTTTCACTACACATGACTTTAACCACAGTTGAAAGCCACAGCAAAGCATCATGTTTTGTGGTCTGGACTATGTCTTCATCCTACTATTAAATAGGAGCACCTGCATTTAGTCTCTGGGGCTGAATCTATACTCAAGGTATAGCCTATGCCTCCTCAAGTTAGCATATCAATTTTTTTTTTGACTTAGCTTCCGAGGATATTCAGGTGTTACATCTATAGATTACTCTATAGTAGGGCAGTGCCTATAATTATTATATTTGGTATTTTGTTTGTTAGATTTAACTTCGAGTGGTGGTAACTGTTCAAGTTTATAAGAGAACCTATATCCCTTACATTGTTGATAAGTTCCATTAGTTACCCTACATATACTTGAAGGAGAGATACCTAATTTAGTAGCTGTATCTTTCAATCCCAGAGGGTTCTTAAATAACAGATTCCCATCTAAGTCATAAATATACAAAGTAACAGGATTGAAATTAAAATCAAGCTTGCCTTCTTGATGTAACCTTCTTCTTGTTTCACCTTGTTTAATTCTTGACTCCTTAGATAGAATATTCCTTTCTACTTTCTTAGTAGTATTATATTCTCCTCCTAATAAATCTAAACAATATTGTTCTCTTTCAGTCAATATAGATTTATCACACAACTCTAATATGAACCATTCAAAACTCTCCTCACCATACTTATTCCATGCACTCTGCAAATGAGCATTTTCATGCTTATTATGCCTTAATAAGGCAAAGTGTTTCAATAATCTTTGGTAAAGATTCTTTGAACTTCCTATGTAAGTTTTATTATTAATCTTATTTTCTATACAATAAATACCCGATACTTTCAAATCTCTTGTTATCTTTTCCATACTATAATATATTTGTTAGTACAAATATAAAACAGTACTTCCAACTATACAATAGATTAAATAAATTATTTAGCTTTTACCTTTTGATTTGCAGTAATAATGTTATACCTTCTTTTCTCTATTCCGGGGAGCCACACTCTTAATCTTGGAAAAGACAATGGAATACAATTTATCTTGCCATCCAGTATCCTCTGTCTTCGGAGTATTAACTTCTCCAGTGCCCTATCAAATGAATCCTTCTCTTCCATATCAATTTAATGTAGATGTCCAATTATCAGTGAGGTCACTTTCCTGACCAGCATTCTCAATGTAATTAGCCAGCTCTGAGATAGGTACTTTAGTACCATCCTTTACCTCTTCTTTCCAAATGAAATATTGAAGCAATCTCATGAACTTATACTCTCCATTGAAGCCAGAAACATAGGCTTGAGTTGCATTGATGATTTGTTCATCAGTGTAATCATTCCCATACTTCTTAAAGAAAGTCTGTAACTTCCTCTTAATGTCAGTTTTATTCCCTCTCCAATACTGATTGTTAAAGTTCTTTCCTTCTGGATAAATGGATTGAAGTTGAGGTACTAATGCTTCAATTCTTTGATTGAAGTCATCAGTCCCCACAGACTTATCGGAGTCAAGAATGATATTATTGACTACATTATTTCCCATAGAAGTTACAAATAACCCTACAGGAAGATGTGTTTCCCTGTCATAACTTGTACTAATAAGTCCTTTTTTCTTCAACTCACTTTCAGCAGCATTGAAATCTACATTGTTTTGAATAGCTATCATAAGTAAGACCTCTCCAAGAGAAACCCCACTCTTCTTAATAACCTTGTCATTCAATGAGATTGTCATACTACTATCCAATCAGCAATTCAACATGAGCTTCCTCAACTTTCACAGTCTGTTCACAAGCCTCCACAGATTCATTCACAAGTGCAGCACAGTTCAAGAAATATTTCTCAATTTCTTTGTAAACCTTTGCAGCAGTAGCAAATGCTTTACCTTTTGCTCTGGATTCTGCAATCCTCTTACCTACCTCTTCATTGAAGGCATCTTCCTCATTGCATCTTGCAATAGCTCTTACCTTGAATGTGCCATCGAGGTCTACAAGTGGAAGATTATCCCACATTTTGGGATAAATATCAATCCATGCAGGATGTTTTTGTAACTGCATATCACACTCCAGAACACAAATTACCACCTTCTTCTCAGGATTTACAATATAGCTTGCTTTAGTAATTTTAACTCTGTTTCTCATACTTTTATTTCACTTAAATTTGTTTTCACAACCAACTCTGGATTATAATCCTCAAGCATCTTCTCAACTAACTCCTCTTCCCTTGTACCACTAAAGTATGGGATAATAATGATGGGGTCTTTGTGCCTGAGTATTCTACCCAATCTTTGTTTGATGATAATATCACTGCTGTTCAGATTAGCATATAAACCAACTCTGCAATCTACAAGGTTCATACCTTCATTCAGCATATTACATGCTGTAATGTGGTCCAACTTCTTGTGATTAAACATATCAAGTACCATAGAGGATTCTTTGTTCTTACTGTTAATACAGTTTTCCCCTAATATTTCTGTCTGCTCAATAGAGCTACAGAATGTGAGTACCCTCTCTGATTTCAGCTTCTCCAGAAGAGATAAGATAATAGGGTTCTTTAATTGTGAAAGGAATTTGAGCCTTTGACCTGCAAGGAATAACCATTTTGTCTTTACTCCTTCATTTCTTGTTCTCATATATTGCCTCTTCCAGAACTCTATCTTGTTTCCTAACTCTATCACATACTGTAGTTCAGTACACTTAATATGCACCTGAATAGATTTATCCCTTAAGTAAGACCATCTATCTTTATATAGACATTCTTTGATAATCTTAGCCTTAGGATGCTCAATCACAGTATGTACAGCATGTGTATTATCAAGTTCAAGAGGGATAAGGAACACTCTTGGGTCAGGAAGGATTTCATTGTCTATAGCCTCCTTCATCTTCACTGTATAACACTGAAAATCAGGAAACAACTGACCAAGTTCCCACTTCATATCTCTGGTAACTGTAGCTGAAAGCATGATAGAATGATGTATCTCCATTGTAGATACAAATTCTCTACATCTTTCTGACATGTGTTGCACTTCATCAAAGATGACTACATCCCATTCTTCCTCTACATGTTTATTCAATCCTACATAAGTACTGAATTGTACTCTTTCAAGCCAAGATTCAAGTCCCCATTTGATAAACTCCTCTTTCCAGTTATTTATCAAGACTAATCTTGGGATTACTATAAGTATGCTACTGGGGTTATCCCTTAAAGCCAAATCAATGCCTATCTTAGATTTACCAAAGGAAGTAGGTAACTCACAGAGTATAGAATTACTCCTTATATTCATTATCTCTTCCTGAGCCTGTTCTCTATTCATATCTCTTTACCATATTCTTTAGTTTTTCTACATATTGCGGGTCTTCCGCATAACCTATTTTAATCAAAAATTGATAGTAATCATCCGGGGGTTTGTATCTATATTGTATGTAATTGAGATAGGCAACCACACTCTCACTCCAGTGGTCAAACTTGTAATAATCACCTTTGTAACTATTGTAGAGTCCAAATAAGTTATTGTACTCTTTGCAGACCTTAGACCTGAAATGACCTGTCTCAAGAATAGCCTGAGCATATACAATGTTCTTATGTTTAACATTATAATACTCTAAAGCCTCCATAAGATAATCATCAGGAGCCTCTGATAGTAAGAACTCTGGTTGTTCCAATCTCAACACATCCACCTTTTCAGGTTCCTTGTGCTCCTCTTGGTAGTCCATATAGTATAAACCATATAGACCACCAATAAGTAAGAGCATAAGAATATTAGTTACTTTTTGTTTCATACTATAACTTGAAAGAAAGCTCTATATTTCAGTGCATAAGAGCTTTTTAATTTTAATCACAATCTTTCCTACATAAGTCTACCCTTTTAAACTTGGGATATCCTTAACAAGATACATTTCTGGCTTCATATTAGAAAATATGAAATATTATGATTAGAAACCATAAGGGTATTCTTATATCAAACTCCTCCACAACCTTCATCCCATTATAGCGTTTAAAATGAGTATTTTTTT